TCACCCGTATACTGGTTGTGTACACCATATATCCGAACACGAACTCTACCTTCAAAACCAGGTGGTGGAGTAGCGTTCACTACGGTAGCAACGAACCAACGAATATCATCACCGTAATATTCTCTCGGTAAAGAGTTAGGAAAAATCACGAGATTGCCTCTGGTAGTCTGTTGAGTTTAGTCATCTCGCACGTTATGAGATGCTTGGTTTCTCGGAAAACGTGTTTAGTTCTATAAACAAGATAATCACCTGTCCAACGATTGTCGTAAATTTTTTCTGTGCCTTCTTCTGACGATAAAACATTTAAACGGCATCTGTCTCCCACTGTTGCTTTTGATATGAGAAAGGCAATCCCAGGAACAACAATGGTAATCATGTTACTCAATAATGCTTGACGTATTATATTGTTCTTAATTTTAAGCGAAAAGTCAGCATTAGATATGTCATCGTGGTATGTTCTATAATCCGGATACATATTTGACGAAGTAACCTGATGCCAATAGATTGAGTTGAAGTCTTCTATTGCACGATCTTGGATCTGTTGGTTTTCATCATAAACATCTTGTACAGCAGAAGGGTCTAAGATTTCGTTTGCTTGCATATTTTCCAATACATTTTTAATAGTAATTTTAGATCTGTAAGAGATACCAGTTGCAACATCGGTATTGGTATAGAAACTACCATAAACACCTTCTTCTACTTGCGTAAGACTGTCTACTGGGGAACCGAAATCTATATGAGACACAGTAGTAGAAGCACTGGCAGGATCTAAACTAGTTGACGCATTAGTTGCTGCTTGTGAGAATGTGTATGGAATCTTTTTATTAAATGCTTCTTGAACTAACATTGCATCTAAATCACCTAACCGTAAATTATTATCATGTATAGAAGAATATAAAAAGAAAGGGGATCCAAACTGAGTAGTTGTTCTATCAACTAAAACCTCACATGCTTCGAGGGGTGTTAAATACGGTACAATGTACTTTCTTTCACCTTGGGCACTAATACTGTTTGTTAAATAAGAGAGGTCAACTGTTTTATTCAATTCACTATTTAAAATCTGTGTAATAGTTCTTTCAAGTGATCCTGTATATGCTCTGCTAAAAGGTTTTAATGCGCTAACGTATGCATGAGGTTCTATCATCTCAAAATTGTAAGTCGATGAAGTATCATTCACTTTAACAGTTTTAGTTAATGCATATAATAAAAATGTTTTATCAATAATAGATTCGGAATTTTCTTCTGCTCCTGAAATTCGGAGAGTTAAATATTCAGTTCCTTTGAATGATATTTTACTAAAAATTCCTGTATCATCTGTTATAATGACAGAACCCGTTAACCACGCAGACTCTAAATCTTCATAGATGATTATTTCGAAGATATTACCACTAACTTCAATTTCCTTTTCTAGAAATCTGTCAGCAGTAATAAAAGCTTCAACAATTTTATATTGTTGGTCTTGTCCCGCCATAATTAACCTTTAACCAGTCGCTGGAACTCAGAAGTAATCCTTGAAATCAAACCGGGTCTAATTACTCTAATTCTAGCAGCATCCTCATTGGATTTTTTGAGGTATTCATAATTTGTAACTACCGCACTTAATCCGGGAACACCAATATCAATATTACCACCATCTGGATAAGGTCCAGGAGAAATGTCCACTCCATCTACAATGTCGGTTGGGTAATCTGGATCTAACCATTCACCAGTGCTACTTTCATAATGGTGAAGAGCATTAGATTCTATTACTAACCCTGTTGCGGTAACCGTGCTGACTTCGTCTTGTGTTTTGAATTCTGTAATATCAGGAACTAACAAATGAAACTCTTTTCCGTTTCGAACTTCATCTTTAACAATCACTTGCCCATAATCGTGGTTTCTATAAACATCTAGACCACCCCAGATATTAACGGTTTCATTAATAAAAGGTTGACTTGCCGGTTTATCGATAGTAATAACGGTTGGGGTTAGATTAGTTATCTTACTTCCTGATTGGATACCGGTTCCTGTTACATAGTCACCTATTCTTGCATCTATTGTAGAATAATCGTTGACATACAAATCTTTTGCGGCACCACCCCAAAAGGTAAATGTGGTTGGTTGAGTGCCATCAACAATTTCATAGTCATCTTCTGTAACGTTAGACAAAGTGATAATGTTATTGATTCGATCGATAGCAGTAACGGTAGTCCCTACTGGTATAAACAACCCCGAGATATTCATACCTTCAACGATTCCAGTTGTAGTCGTAATAGGTATTTGATTATCAGGCAGAGGATCGTCTCCACTAGTTCCTATTGCTACCGTTGAAGTAAACGTACTAGCTTCCGTTCCTGAATTTGTTGTCGAACCCAAAGAATATTTCCATTTACTGTTCTCAGTGAACAAGTTGAAATCTGCAACAGTTACCGGATAGAAAATAGCACCATCATATCGTTTGACAGCAAAACTTTCGAATCTATTTTGATCTAATGGCCATCCGGTTTCTCTTAAAATAGGGTTCATCAAAAAGAAGGTCCAATAATTATCGGTGGTCCCATAGATCTTCTCTGATAATGTATCCGGACGCTCTCCGTCTTTTATATAATAATAATCATAGAATGATACGAGATCATCGATCTGATCTAAAAGATCTACGTAAATAGAAAGATCTTCAATAAAGACTCTTGTTGACTCGTCTTCATTACCAAATCGATACTCAACTAATGAGAAGTTTTTAAAATAAGACATTAGTATCCTTGATTCACGAGTTTTCGGGTTAGTGCTTTGCTTTCTGAGAAAGCAAGTTGAATAGAAACATCGCTGGGATACCCATCGGAGTGGAATCCCATACCGTTCTCGTTATAAGTAGTTGTAACAGTTGTCAGATATGCGTCAAGAAATTTGTTCCCGACACGTTTACCTTTATAAGTAGTGGTTATTTCAAAAGGGTCTGGGAATTTATATCCAAGGGACACTTCTGCTCCGCCAATGGTACCTGTAATTTCATCAGGGTATAATTGATATCGGAAAAATTCTACTATTTTTTGAATTTCTATTGCTTCGTCTTGCGATTGTGCAATCAACCTGAATGTAAATGGTATTGTCCGAACAGGAACACTTTCTAACAACATTCTTAAATTAGGATTAGCAGTAACCCTAGTTGCGGATTTAACTCCTGCTGATATTTCTTGTGTTCCAAATGTTTCGGCAGTTCGAGTCAATGCTAGTGCTGCTGCATCTTTATCGATTCCTGCGCTATTAAAAAGACTTGTAAACGAATCGATGCCTTGTGTTAATCCTGCACCAATTGCTTTAATAGCAGAACCACCATTTTGCAAACCTGCTTCAACACCAGCACCCATTGTGCCAAGAGTAGCACCAGTATATTGAACGGCATCTGACACTACATGACTAGTAGGAAGATACAAAGTTACATCTCCTCCATACTTTTTTTGTGCTGCTGGATTTTCGTAACTATTTTGTGCCGATCCTTTTAATTTTTGTGCGCTTTTATTTGCTAACTCAGTTCTTTTCTTAATTTCATTAGGATTGCTAGACACTACTTTGTCAATTTTGTTATCTAATTTAGATATGCTGTCTGAACTTAATATGTTGTCCACGAAATTTAAATTTGAGAGTGATGCTCCTGTTAACGCAGACAATTCTACGATGCGAAATCTAACCTGCCCCTGATAGAGATCTTGATCTCTTTTGGGGTAACGTAACTTGTCTTTTTTGTTAGTATTAAGAGAAGCAGTCTGAGATGCACTAACAGCAGGAGGTGTGGAAGATTTTGCAGAAATAGTTCTGTTCTGTGATTCCGTTTCGCGTTGTTGTTGCCTCAGATTTTCTTTTTCTTTCTGTGCACGTTTTTTTAATGTTCCACGAGTTGGCATCTATCTTTCCATCTAAATAGGATTTAATATTCTTTTATTTATAGCGATTATATGGCGTATTCTGGTAAGTACAGGATTAAAAATCAAAGCAAATATAAAGGTGACCATACCAAAGTTATATATCGTTCTTTGTGGGAAAAAAGTTGCATGATGTACTTTGATTCATCTAATGATGTTAAATCATGGTCTAGTGAAGAAACTGTTATTCCTTATATTTACGATGTCGATAAAAGGTATCATCGTTATTTTATGGATTTTAAAGTAACATGGAAAAACGGCAAGACCAGTTTAATCGAGGTAAAACCAAATAAAGAAACAACGCCGCCAAAGAAAGTAAATGTGCGTAATAAAAGATATATGACAGAAGCATTAACTTACGTTAAAAATATGAATAAATGGGAAGCAGCAAATAATTATGCGAAGGATCGAGGGTGGAAATTCGAGATATGGACTGAAAACGAATTATACGAAAAAGGTGTTATGAAAAAACCTTTAAAAAAGTTAAAACCTTTAAAACCTTATTCTAGAAAAAAGACTAAATAAGATCATGAGCAATCTTTTTAAAACAGTAGAACAGGAAGCATTCCGTGCAGGAATAACACCCCGCACTCGTCAGTCTCGTGACTGGTTCCGCAAGAAAGTGTCGAATATGAGCGTAAATAGGCGCAGTTTAATGCGTGAAGAAGAAATAATTCTAAGGAATCGTGGCGGTGTTGGCGGCATGTATATGTTTTTTTATGACCCTAAGACCAAAGACACTTTGCCGTATTGGGACAACTTTCCATTGATCATATTTGTTGAAGGTACTAAGGGTGGGTTCTATGGTGTGAATTTACACTATCTCCCAATGACATTGAGAGCAAAATTTCTAGACGGGTTAATGGACCAAACTAACAACGAGAAATTCGACGAGTCTACTAGATTTGAGTTATCGTATAGTTATCTTAAATCAGCAGCAAAACTTAAATACTTCAAACCTTGTTTTAAGAAATATTTGACTTCTCGTGTAGAGGGGCAACTTGCTTATGTTCCAGCACCGGAGTGGGAAATTGCAACCTTTTTACCAACGCAACAATTTTCAGGATCAAGTCAAAGTAAAGTTTGGAGTGATTCAAGGGATAAGATATGACAAATAGTGTAGATCAACTGTTAGGAGAGGTTATAGCAAAAGGTGGTGTTGCCAAATCAAATTTATGGCAAGTCACTTTACCGTCTCTTGGTATATACGACACGAACAGTATAAATTTAATATGCACCGAAACCTCTACTCCTGGTAGAAATATAAATCAGACTGAATTGCAGATCGGTTTAAATAGAAAACAGATTGCTAACGGTTTTGGCATTGTAAATGTACCAATGACATTTTATGTTTTGAACGATCCGTATATTTTAGACTATTTTGAACAATGGCAAAACTTATGTATCAACCAACAAACTTACGAAGTTGGTTATTACACAGAATATACTTTCCCTATAAAAATCGCAATATTGAAAAAGGGATTTTCTTTACCTCTTCTAAAAAAAGAATTTCCGGTACCTTTACCTACATCAGTAAAGAACCGTTTACCTAGAATAGGTCCATTGAATTTAGCACAAGGTCAATTAGACCTTAATATGGCAACAGACGATAAAATATTATACGAATATGAATTGATAGATGCGTACCCTTCCGCTTTTACGGGAATGGCGTTAGTTAACGATGTTGATGCAGAGTTACTAAAACTGTCAGTAGAATTTACGTACAGGGATTGGAGATCTTCTTCAAGTGCAGAAAAAGGCGAAAATATTTTCGGTGAAATTTTAGACAATCTTACCGGTGGACTATTTAATAAATTAGGAATTTAATTATGGCGTTACCAAAACTTAATGATACCCCAAAATACAGTATTGTGGTCCCTTCAACAAATAAGAAAGTCCGATTCAGACCTTATTTGGTAAAAGAAGAAAAAGTATTGTTAATGGCAGTTGAAACAGGTGATCAAAAAAATATCATTGAAGCAGTAGTAGACACTATTGCGTCTTGTGTTTATGACAAGTTGAACACCGAAGATTTGACTACTTTTGACGTAGAATTTTTATTCACTCAAATCAGGTCGAAGTCATCAGGAGAAACCGTTCCGCTTTTATTAAAATGTAGTGAGTGCGAAGTTCCTAATGAAACATCGGTAAGATTAGATGAGTTAAAAATAAAGGTACCAAAAAAGAAAAGTGTGGTTGAATTAAACGACCAAGTTTCTATGGAGTTACGATATCCACCTTATTCAATATTAACAGATTTTGATTTTGAAGATGAATCATCAGAAGCAACCAGAACATTTAAGTTAGCAGGACGATGCATTAAAGCAGTGTTTTATGATGATGAACGTATTGCAAACGAAGATATTACAGAAGATGAGATGCAAGAGTTTTTAGAATCTATGACCACAGAGCAATTCAAAGAGTTATCGGATTATATTGAGAGTATGCCAAAACTTTCGCACACAATGAAGTTTGATTGTGTAAGTTGCTCGCATAGCAATGAAATAGTATTGGAGGGTATGCAAAGTTTTTTTTAGTTTCCCTTTCTCATGATACGTTAGTGAACCATTACAAGACGAATTTTGAGTTAGTGTACGCAGACAAATACTCTTTATCAGAACTTGATGATATGCTACCTTGGGAAAGGGAAATTTATGTTACAATGCTTACTCAAAGAATAAAAGAAGAGAACGAGAAGAGAAAAAATGGCAATCGCTGATGCAACAGAAAGTTTAAACTTTACTAATCCTACGGTATTACAAATTAATAACCGTATAGGCATTATTAAAGAAAACGTCGAAGAAGAATTGATTCCTATTCTGAGAAGTATTGACAAACACTTCGAAAAGTTAACCAAAGCATTGGCATTTAATGCTTTGGAGAATACTGATGAAAAGGATAAAACAAATGATGATGGTCCTAAAACACCAGAGGTAGAAGACACCCCGAGTTTCTTTGATAAACTTAAAGACTTTTTTACTCAACTAGGTAAAGCACTTATAAGGTTTGTAGGTATTATACTTCCTGCTATCATTGCCGCATTGGGTTTATCCAACATCGGATTTACAGGAAAAGAATTTGCCATGCTTAAAACTATCAGAGCATTTTTCTCTGGTGGATGGTGGGCAGAAAAACTGAGCAAATTAGCAACGATGTTCAGAGAAAATAAAACTGTAATAGCAATTAAAGAGTTTTTCAGTTCAGGACGAATTGGTACAATTATTGATGATGCTATGAAATCAGTTAAAGCATTTTTCTCTATGGAAGGTGATGGTTTAATTGCTAAGGTTTTTAGAGGTCTCAAATCTTTCGGCGGAAAAATTATGGCAGTATTCGGAAAGATAATGTATCCGATCAGTCTGCTTATGTCTGCCTTTGACGGTTTTATGACTGCATCAGCAGATTTTGAAAAGAATGAGAGTATAGTATCTGCCGGTATTAATTTTATAACAGGATTTTTAGCATCTTTTATTGGAACGTTTGTCGATCTAATAAAAGACGGTATTATGTGGTTGATTGGCAAACTACCGTTTGTTGAAGTAGACGAAGAAGGTGCGTTTACTAATTCAATACTTAAATTTATCGATGAGAAAGTAAATGTTACAGAAACATTTCTTAAAATGGGTCAGATATTCAGTGATATCTGGAGTAGTTTTACAACAGCATTAGGTGAGTGGTGGTCAAATTTTAGTCTATGGGATTTTGTTACTGGTGGCAACACTGCAGAAGATCTCAAAGGAATGGTTACGAATGGTGTAACCTATGGTAAACGAGAAGGACAACAAGAAGAATTAGCAGAGGTCGCAGCAGAAAAATCTGATGCATCAGGCGGTGGAATAGTTCAGGTCAATGCACCCACTAATACTACTAATACAACAGATGCCAGCACTTCTAACGTACATGCAGTTGCTGCTAGTGGAAGTAATCCTAAAGGACCAAGGAAACGACAACGTGGAGGCGGTGCATAATGTCACATAGTCCGGGTCATGGTCGTAGTGCCGCAGTTTTTGTGTTATCTTCTTTACCTGCTAATGCCAGAGCAAAAGCAAGTGCTAATCCCAGATCAGTTTTAATATCTGATTTATCTAGTGCTCAACAAGCACAAGCTAACGGCAAAGATAGTGTAGCAATCGTCGATGGCGATACAGTTACGTATCTAGCACCAACGGGTGATTTTCGTGCCGCATATTTTACGGTAAAAGAAGAGAGAGAATCTCAGGGGATATAAAAAGGGACCCGAAGGTCCCTAGTGTTGTTTTACGGCAGTAGCACGGTGGAACAACGATCCTAATCCTCTTCTGCTAACTTAGCAAAATAAGACATTGTGTCATCGTCATCTGATGATGCGACTGAGGGTGCTGGTGCCGACTTCATCACAGGGGAAGGTTCAACCACCGCCGTATCTGCGAAATCGGAAGCAACTGCTTGACCAAGGACCATCAGTAGACGTGCTTCTAGTTCAGCATAAGACTTAAAGTTTTCTGGATCAGAGAACTCATTTAAATCATATGAGGCATCGTATAAAGATTTTAAATAATCTTTATCTTCTGATATTGCTGATGGACTATCAAAAGCAGACTTATCATAGTTACGATATCCTTCGAACTTACGAATTTTAAGTTTAAAGGAGGCACCATCAAAATAATTAAATGGGTTCATAGGTTTTTCATCGTACCCATCACCATTCATTGCGTCCATAATTTTATCATGGATCTTTTTACCATAGGTGAATAACATCACCTTACCTTCGTTTTCGGGATTACCGGGATCGCTCTCAACTAAAACGTTGGACACATAGTGTAGTCTACGCTTTCGTTCCCTAGCAATATCCTTGTCTCGCTCATCTCCGGAATTCCAGAGTTTTGAGTTTGCTTCGGATACCGGATCCTGTTGACCAATCGAAGTCAAAGACTTTTCAATGTACCACTGACCAGTTGGTCCCTTAAACCCGTGATCCCAGTATCGAACCCATGGGAGATCGTTACCTTCAATTGCGGGTAGGAATCGCAAGACGGCATAACCATTTCCTGCTTTATCTACGGTGGGTTTCCATTGACGTTCGTCAACATAGGATTTTGTTGCTTTCTGTTGATCGTTATCACCTGCGGCGGCAACTAATCGGGACAGTTCGTCTGCGCGATCGCGCTTCATTAATGCTTCAAAAGACATATTGTTTTCCTTGTATTGTATTACAGTGTATTTTCAGTGTATTTCACATTATTCATAATATACTAGTATATAGTAGCATAAAAAATTTGATTTGTCAAGATATTATATGGTAGGGGTTATTTTTGAACCTAATCATCAATCTTCTTTTAGGTGCAAATCCAGTTTTAACTAGCAAGTGTGGTTGTCTTGCATTTAACAAAAATGGGGTGTTACTGACATTGGTCAGTTTTACTTCTAAGTCTACATCTTCATGCTTATAATATCCATGAACCAATGCACCAGCAGGTTTAACCTTAACATCAAATGCAGTTTTCAAACTTGCCTCATGATATGTTTTAGCATTAGTTTCGTCAAATCGATAACGATAAACATTTAAATAATCTATACCTTTATTATCATCTAATGGAAGGTTTAAAGATACACTACAATGCATCGGTTCTTCGTAATCGACTTCTGGCCATGGTTCCCAGAACTCACCGTCTTTATCAATATGAATGGCATTATCTAAACGTGTAGGCAGATGAACACAATTAATAGTCCACCAACTAACCTCTACTTGTTTTTCATCTAACCACGATTGCAATGAAGGCACCCAATCTGTTATTGGATGTTTATCGTTGTTAACGGGCATCCATCTGTATACAGAAAAACCGTGTGATTGCCTATCGCCTATGGTTTCATAAGAAGACATTGCTCTTCTCATACCCCATGCACTTGCTCTTGCTTCCTCTACCCAATTGTTGTCAGGTAGAGATACCGCAAAATGCGTGTTAGGCACAAATGGGTCATTTTTCATGTGACAGTTTAACCGTAAAAGTAATTATGTTATTGAAAGTTACGAAATCTGGTTTTGGTACGTAATGATCTACTGTGTAAGACAGTTTATTATCGTATAGTATTGCATTATCTTTTAATAGACAAGTTAGTATAGGTTTCCTATCTATAATCCAATATGGAAGGTTTAACCTTTTTGTTACATCATACTTATCTATGTCATCCAGATCAAACAAATGTTCTATTAACTGTTGGTCTGTTTTTTTAGAATTTTGATTGAGAATTTCTTTGTTCCTCATGATATGCATATCAACTGCTTCATAAGGATCTTCAATATCTGTCGGAATATCATAAAAGTGTATTTTTGAGTTTTCAACTGCTCCGTTTAACGGAATCAACAGAGTTTTGTTTGCTCTATCACATGAATTTTCTGCCAAATACTCAATAGGAAGAGTTTTGAATTCGTTTACATAACTTAAACATTGAACACCAAAGGCATCGACAGTATATTTATTTTCTTTCACATAATTAGACAATTCTTCGCTGTAATCTGACAACAAAACATTGTGATACCATTTATGCATAGGTATCCACGTTTCTTGGTACAGGTTACACTCATCAAACATGAATTTATCAAGTATTTGATACCTGATTCTATCAATGTTCATATCAACAATCATTCAAGTTCCATACTTCTGTTTTTATTTACCATAAGGTTTAATTTGGTTGCCTCAGCTTCAATTTTAGTCTTGATTGCAGGAGACAAATATTTTTTAACGTCCTGTGGATCAAGACCACTCTCTTCGCATAAATGAAGAACCGCGTCTAAATAACTCATTTGTTTTTCTTTCACAACTTGAACTAACATTTTACCAAATTTCTGTTTGGTGAGCATAAGATTATTTAATTTCATATTTCAAATTCCTTAGTCCAAGTTTGTCCTATATCAGGATAAAAAGTTCCGGGTGTTCTTTTAATCATACCGTCTAAATCGTAAGCAGGAGAGGTGCATACGAATTTAATTTTGTACTCTCGATTTTCACCGTAAAAAAGATCGTTCCAAACACCGGTTTTTAAATATGTCCTCATATTCAAGACGTATGTTTCTGCCGACTGTAATGCCAGTCTTCTATCGGAATCTTTACTTTCATGGTCCTTTTTATTTGCGGAAACATATTTTTTCCACACCTCTAACCACTCTCTCACTTTCTTTTCGCTTAGAAAATGGTCATCGTCCAAATCTGCAAGAGAAGGATGGGTAAGAGGTTCCGTTCCCATTGCTTCTCTCAACTCATTTGCTCTAAGCAACAAAGGTTTGAGATTAGAATTTAGACTATCATAAACCTTTGTTGGCATGAACCCGAGTTTTTCTTGGATATACCCATACTTCGCAAATGATGTCATATACACATCAGGAAGAATTTTAGTTTCTTCGTGTAAATCCCATCCTGAAACTTTACGTATCCATTTTTTAAGACTTGCTACTTGTTCCTTTTCTGATACTTCATAATGAGTAAAATCAGTTACCGCATTATATGCATCAATTTGCTTTTCTTCTGTTTTTGCCTTAGAAAACTTTTCCCAATTTGGTTCAGCAATAAGCGTTTTAACTTTTCTCGGAGCAGATTTTTTTACCTTTGGCATCTATATTCCTCGTTTGCATCTACGATTGCATCTAGCAAAGGTGAACTTTTAGTGATATATCTCAAAGCCGACATGTCTTTCGGCAGACAATGCCCACCGTATCCAAACTTACCGTCTGGTCCTGGAACCTGTGAATGAGATTTACCGATGCGAGGATCAAGTGCGATAGCATCGATCATACCATCGAAACCCTCAAACCCACACTCTTTATAAATGCTATACATCTCATTGAAGAATGTAACTCGGGTTGCTAAGAAACAGTTCTCAACATATTTAGAGAATGCTGCTTGTTCTAATGACAGGTAACGAACTTCTTTCAGTTCAGGCAAAACTGGTTTGAACAACTCGTCCCAGAACCGACAGTCATCACCACCGTAGATCGCAAAAGTTTGTTTCATGAACTCTTCTTCGGTAGATCGATGCATATTAGACGAACCAAGAAACTCGGGCGAGTATGTCAGGTTGTAATGTATATCAAGAATTGAATCCATCGTACCAGACGAGATAATAGCAGTATAGTGAATGTCGGTCAACCACACGGGGTCCACTGCTGACTTGATTAGAAACTTAGTGTCAGCGTTTAGTGTGTAATACTTGTCGAGCACTGCTGCAACGTTAGACGTGTCGCACTGACCGTCAGGAAGAGCAGGTGTCGCAACACAAATAACAACCGCATCAGGAGAATCGATCTGTTCATCTCGATAATAGTTGAAACCCTTTGCAGGATCATCAATAAAGACATCCTGCTCACTAGGCAGTTGTTCTAGTGCATGGTGTACTGCTTGCCCAACGGGACCATAACCCGCAACTACGATTTTCATGGTATATGAATTCCTAGTGCGTAGTTTTCGGCAACGTCTTCTGCCCAGTTAACTGAATGTGAAGTACAATCAACAGTTCGAATGTATCGTGACTGTTCATATAATTCTACAACATATCCGCGTTCCGTCTTAATAACAACTGCTTCATTCTTTCCGTTGGCAGACATATGCCTTGATATAGGTTCTGAGATGGTAACCTCCTTACGATGATATTTCATATTCTTACCTCCAAAGATAAGATCCCATTGTGCGTCAAATTTATTCTGTGATACAGAC